TCTAGAAAAAGCTAGAGAAGCTAAAAAGAAAAAAGAGGACAAATAGTACTCACGCTAAAATAAACTTAAAAGAAGGACAGTAAATTGGCATCTACCTCGACAAATAAACAACCAATGATGCTGGATAGACCAGCATCTACCAGTACTCTTGTACGAACACAAACAGGACAGTTATTCTCTAATAGTTTATTGCCAACATCAATTGGTAATGTGACTAAAGTATTTGATGTTGATCAAGCATTAACAGATACTCAAATCAGTGGTGCATATATTGATGAAATATTTATCAGATATACAAAGGATGTTAATAGAGTTATTGATTCTGTAACAGCAACTGCAGCTTCATATACAAGAACTGCTGCTGTTTTAACTGTCACTATGGCTAGTCATAATTTTAAAGTAGGACAGAAATTATTTTTTGATGTACAGAGTGGTGGAGCACCAACTGAAGAGGTGACAGTAACATCTATACCTACTGGTGATACCTTTACTGCGAATAGTTCTACTTCAGGAACCATAGGTGCTAGTAATGTAAATATTCAAAAGCCTGTTGACTTTGTATTCTATCTGACACAAGTAACTACAGTTACAGGAACTGCACAGTTCTTACCTCTATTCACTGTTAATATAGATTCTGTTGCATCAAAACAGTCGGTTAGTTTAAGTCAAGAAGGTATACTTCCATATATAAATTCACCTTCAGTTCATTCAGGAGTACAAGCTCTTGCTGGTAAAAATGACTTTGCTCCTAAAATAAGAGGATTAATGTTACCTCGTGGATCAGGTTTATATGTAGGAATCAGTGGTATAGGTTCATTAACAAATGGATTCTATGTGAATATACAAGGTGGATATTATTAAAAAGAATGCCAAGAAGAAGGTCTAGTTTTGGTACTTCTTTTAGTAATTCTTTCAAAGGATTTTCAGACGCTGTATTAAAAAAAGAAAAGTCTGATCAAAATGACTATGAGGATATACCTTATCAGTTTGTTCCTCCAGGTCGTCAGGATGATTATAGTGAAGTCAGATTCTATGATTTTGATAGTACCTGGTGTAGATGGAGAAGAGGATATGAACTTTATACCATAACTCAACAGTATTTAGGATCACCTGCTATAAATAGAAATACCAGAGGAGATTTTAGAATGTTCTTTACATTCCAATTTTTCCCAGGTCTTTTTGTTCCTGTAAGAATATTTACCTTTCCCAGTGCTGGTAATGAAGAGGGAGAGCATACAGTTGGTGTGCGTGATGCCAACAGTCTTAATTTTTATGATCTTGGTTTACCTATCGATTCTGTTAGATATGTCACTGCAGCAAAGGCAGGAACATATAACAAATCTGGAACCACTGTCACTGTCACATTAGTTGGACATGGATTACGTGTAGGAGAAAATGCTTTTCTTAATTACACATCTGGAACTGCAGTTGATGAAACACTGGTCATAACTTCTACTACTGATGATACTTTTACATGTACGAGTTCAGCTTCTGTAACAACAGCTGGAACTGTAAATGTCAGACAGGAGTTTGCAGATACTGCAGAAGGTTTTGCTGATACTAGATGGACAGAACAGAGAGTGAAGATAAGAACCATGCCGACTCCAGTTACTTTATTGGTAGGTGAACGACTTGTAGATCGTGTAGTGGAACGTGACTCTGGAGTTAATGCAACATACTCTCAATCAGGAAATACAATAACGGTGACATGTAATTCTCCTCATGGATTATCTACAGGTAATCAGATATCTCTTCGGATATTAACAGGCACTGCAAGAGTAGGTCTGTATAAAGTCACAGTCACCAGCACCACACAGTTCACAGTAGAGTCAATTGCAAGTGCAACAACCAGTGGAAATGCGAAGGTAATTAGAAGAATAAAAGGATTTGATTTTAATAATTATGTAGGCAATACTGTCACTGGAGTTGATTTAACCACTGAAGAAATATTATTTAAACGTGATGAAAGTTATGGTGTTCGTTTTGCTGATAATAAAGCAAAGACAGTAGTTCCTGCACCTAGAGGTTTTCTTGCATCTCAAGATAGATTTCTTACGACAGAAATTAGATATCAATGTAACTGTCCAGATTTTATGCGTCGTAGAAAATTTAATCTATATAAAGATTCACTTGATGCTAAATTTCCTAATACAGGTATTGAAAGTGTTATTCCAGGTACAAGACAAGATAGAGAAGGTAATGTAATTAATACTAGAGATAATATTGGAGTTCATAATGATTTTGGATATGCTCCAACAGCTAATTTTTATGAGATACCTGAATATAATGATGACCCTGAAGCATCTCTCCCTGGGCTTTTATACTATCAGACTCGTTGGTGTAAACATATCTATGCAGCTCTATGGTCCATGAAACATGATGAAGGTAATGATAAGTTTTCTTTTGAAGGTAGATATTTACAGAGTGGACCTAATGTAACCATAACTATTCCAGGTCATGGATTACTTGCTAACAAACGAGTGAACATTGATTTCACCAGTGGTAATTTATTGGATGGACAATATGTAATTAGTTCTGTTCCAAATGAAAATACGATTGTAATTGTTTATCCCTTCTCTGGAACGACACAGGGAGATTGTACTGTCAGTAATTTAAAGATACATGAATATGTTGATACCTGGCTACTCGAACCTAATGATCAGCCAGCTGGTAATGCACTAGATAAATTCTATAAAAATTTTGATAAAGAACAGGATAGGACTAGAAAAGCTGCTGAACGTATGGCACTCCTGGGTTATGGATTACCCTGGACAGGAAATAAAGATATTGAATTTGGACAGAGAAACGCACCAGAAGAAACAGCTCAGTTTGATCCTACTCTTGTGACTATGAAACTTACAGATACTATCAGACGTGATGAAGGTGAATTAAATCGTGACGGAAAAATATTGAATAATGCAGCTACTACATTAATGTCCATGCAGAAAGTTCTTAATTTAGATTTTGATTTAATAGAAGATGTACGTATTGGATTACTTACTCAACCATTAACTGACTTCACACCTGATTTTCAATTTGGAGAGGTAGAGGGAGGAACTTATTTGAATGGAGAAAGAATAACAGGTGCAGGAGTAAGTTCTATGGATTGCTCAACTTATAATCCAGGTGTAGAGCAATCTATAAATGTAGATGCAGGACTTTATATAAATTAAATATGACTATACAAATTCAAACTAGAAGATCAAGTTTATTGAATGATAGACCAGTTCCAACTCGAATAGCATCTGGTGAACTTTGTGTGAATATAAACTCCGGAGATCCTGGATTATTCTTTGCTGATAGTGTTGCATCACCCAGCACAGGTTTAATTAAAGTCGGACCTATACATGTAGGATCTACTCAGCCTAATAATACACCTACCGGATTCACCAGTTTTTCTAAAGGTGAATCCTGGCTGGATACATCAAGCACAGAATTATTTAGAGTGCATGATGGAACCAACTGGCAATATCCAAAAGCAATAGCTTCTGTAAGTGCTGCTGCTTCCTTTCCAGCTAATCCAGTCAATGGACAGTTGCATTTTGTAGAAGCAACAACCACTTTACATATTTATAGAACAAGTATAGGTGGATGGACAGCAATCAATTAGTAGAGAAATGTAATTGTGAACATTGTTTAAATAAAGAAAGACAAATAAAGCAGGCAGGTGATCACTGGAGACTGATTAAACTCAATCTCAAGGCAGATAAATGTAAGACACGTAAGAAAGCTATAAAAATATTGTCCAAGCTTACATAAACATCATTACTTAGAGTTCTGTTTAATCATTAACTCTAATATTTTATCCAATTTTTGATGAACTACATCCATCTCACGTATAAAATCCTGTTTTAAGACATAGCCACGTATCATGTCATCTTCCACACGATCAATTTCATCTTGTAATTTGTTGAATTTTCTCTGAATTTTATCGTTAAATCCGTTTAGAGATTTTATAACACCAGTGAAAGCTGCTAGTCCACTGGTTATGGCAATAGCAATAACTTCTGGGTCCATTAAATCTTCTCTATTTCTTTACTTCTATTCTAAAGGATTTAACAACTTACAATAAATATATACAGATTCTGATTTTAGATGGCTACTGCTGACCCGAATATAGAAGGTGCGATACAAGTTTTAGTAGATATATTAACAGCTAATGGTTTTACTAAATCTCGTGCTCCTTATGAAACTAATTTTCGAGGTTTGGTTGATGCACTAATAGATTTAAAAGAAGGGTTTCCTACTTTTTCACCAGCAGATCGTATTGGTTTTGATGCAACTGCATTCGAAAACGTGACAGCAGGAGATGCTTTATTCATGCGTAGCTCTGATGGTCAGGTAGGTAAAGCCAGTGCAGCTAATGGTTCTTTAGAAAACGCTGTTGTTATAGGTTTTGCTGATACCACGGTTTCTGCTAACAATACTGTGAAAGTCATAGTTGCAGGTACACTTTCAACTCTTACAGGTTTAGATGCTGGAGATCTTTATTTCTTATCACCTTCCACAGCTGGAGCTATAACACTCACACCACCATCAGGCACAGGTCAGGCAGTAACTCGTGTAGGTGAAGCTGCCACAGCAACTAAATTTGCTACTCATATAGAACCTCCTGTTAAATTAAGTTAATGGCAACTGCAAAAAATCTACAACCTTACGCTCCTAACTTTGAAGGTGTCGTAGGTGCTCTTCTTGATTTTAAAGATTCAGTTGGTGGAGGATCTATATTTAAACTCTTTGGAGTGGAGTTAGTTTGCCTTGAAGATATTACACAGGGCAATGCACTCTATATAAGAGCCAGTGATGGAAAGGTTGGAAAAGCAAGAGCAAACGGAACCTTAGATGAAGCAACTGTTATAGGTCTTGCAGAAACTACAAGAGTTGCAGGACAGACTGTAAGGGCAATACTGACAGGAGTAGCTCCAGTATCTCAGACACTGGATGCCGGAGATTTGTTCTTTGTTTCTGCTACAACTCCAGGACTTCTTACTAAAACGCCACCTTCATCTGCAGGTCAGTATGTAACTTTAGTAGGAGAAGCTCCAAATACAAGTGAATTAACTGTGCAAATAAGGCGACCTATTTTATTGAGATAAAATTGGTAAAGATAAAATAGAAGGATAATAAAAGTTTTTTATTAGATAAGAAACTAAAGGTAGTAATTAAAAGATGGCAACTCGTAAAGCGATTACGCTGGTAGGTGGTTTATTTCAGGAAGTAAACACTCCCACCGATAAACTTGACTTTGCAGGCAATAGTACAGCTGATCTTAGTGAGAATACTAATTTATATTTTACAAACGCCAGAGCCAGAGGAGCTGTCTCAATAACTGATGCTGGAGGACTTGGTAGTCTTGCATATAATAATTCAACAGGAGTAGTAACTTATACAGGTCCATCTAACTCAGATATAACAGGAATACTAAGTGTTGCTTCTGGATCAGGTTTAACTTTTAATGCTGGAACTGGAGAGTTTGGAACCAGTGCTATACCTAATTCTCAATTAGCGAATGATGATATAACAATAGGAAGCACTGCAGTTGCACTCGGAGCAACGGCTTCAACCATAGCTGGATTAACTTCTTTAGCATCAACAACTCTGGTAGCAGGTGCTGCTAATGCAGCGAATGCCATAACTTTAGCAAGCGGAAATATTACATTTGAGGGATCAAGTGCAGATGCAAATGAAACTATACTGACTGCTGCAAATGCCACAGGTGGAGATAAGACTCTTACATTACCAAATGAAACAGGAACTATATTAACGACTGCTTCATCAATTGCTAACAGTAATCTAGCTAATTCATTTGTAAGGATAGGAGGCACAAGTGTTTCTCTTGGAGCTACTCAAGGATCATTTACAGGACTAACTTCTTTAGCTTCCACAACATTGATTGCAGGAACAGCAAATGGTGTCAATTCTGTAACAATAGAAAGCGGAAACATTACATTCGAAGGATCTACAGCAGATGCGAATGAGACAATACTTACAGCAGCTGATGCAACTGGTTCAGATAAGACAATAACTTTACCCAATGCGACAGGAACTGTTGCGTTGTTAAACACACTAAGTGTTGCTTCTGGATCGGGTTTGACTTATAACTCAGGTACAGGAGAATTTAGTACCAATGCTATTCCCAACTCCAAACTTGCTAACAGTTCTGTTACTGTTGGTAATACTGGCATTGCCCTGGGCGGTAGTGCTACGACGCTTACTGGTTTATCTTCTATAACTTCCAGTGCCGTAGTAACTAACGATGACGGTTTTAGAGTAAGAGACAACTCAGATAATACAAAACAATTAGCTTTTGAGTGTTCTGGAATATCCACCAGTACTACAAGAACGCTCACCATTCCTAATGCGAATGGAACTATAGCAACACAAGCTTATGTAACTAATGCGATAGCTGGAATATCAGCAGACATTACAGCTGTTAACGCTGGTGATGGTTTAACAGGTGGTGGTACTTCAGGTGCTGTTACTCTCAACGTGGTTGGGGGAACAGGTATAACAGCCAATGCAGATAATATTGCTATTGATGCAACAGTTGCGACACTTGCTGGATCACAGACATTAACAAATAAAACATTAACCAGTCCCGTTCTAAATGGAACTTTATCTGGAAACGCTTTCTTAGATGAGGATAATTTCGCCAGTGATTCAGCTACTAAGGTTGCATCTCAACAGTCTATTAAAGCTTATGTAGCTTCTCAGATTGCAGGAATATCAGCAGACATTACAGCTGTTAATGCTGGAACAGGTTTATCTGGAGGAGGTACATCTGGAGATGTAACTTTAAGTATTGATAATACAGTTGCAACTTTAGCAGGAACTCAAACTCTAACTAATAAAACTTTAACCAGTGCTGTTTTAACAAGCCCTGTCTTGAATACAGATTTAAGTGGAACAGCATTTTTAGATGAAGATGATTTCGCCAGTGATTCAGCTACTAAGGTTGCATCTCAGCAATCAATCAAAGCTTATGTAGCATCTCAGATAGCGACTGTACCTCAAGGAGATATCACAGCTGTTACAGCAGGCACAGGTTTATCTGGTGGTGGTACTTCAGGTGCTGTCACTCTGAATATTGATTCTTCTGTAGTTGCAACTCTTACAGGATCTCAGACACTAACAAATAAGACATTAAATTTAGCGAACAATACAGTCTCAGGAACTCTAGCTCAATTTAACAGTGCTGTCTCAAATGCGACTCTTGTTTCCACAACAGGATCTGAAACCTTAACAAATAAGAGTCTTACAGCTCCAGTATTGACAGGATCTTCAACCTCTGCCGGAAGCATAATTTTTAAAGAAGATACTGATAATGGAACAAACTCCGTAACATTAAAAGGACCTGCAGCCACATCAGATGTCACCATAACTCTACCGGCAGAGACAGGAACTGTACTTACCACTGCATCCTCAATTGGCAACAGCAATCTTACCAACAGTTCTATAACTATTGGTGGTACCGGTATTGCCCTGGGTGGTAGTGCAAGCTCCTTTACCGGTTTATCTTCCATAACTTCTAATGCTGTAGTAACAAATGACAGTGGATTCAGAATTCGAAATAACACAGATAATACAAAGATAGGAGCTTTCAGTTCTGCATCTATTTCAGCTGGACAAACAAGGACATTAACATTCCCCGATGCTAATGGAACCATAGCGACACAATCCTATGTAACTAATGCAATTGCAGGAATATCAGCAGATATCACAGCTGTAAATGCTGGAACAGGTTTAACAGGCGGTGGTACCTCTGGTGCTGTGACTTTGAGTATTGACTCATCAGTCGCCACACTTACCGGATCACAGACTCTAACTAACAAAACCTTAACCAGTGCTGTATTAAACGGAACTATATCAGGTACATCAATAAAAGATGAAGATGATATGTCCAGTGACTCGGCCAGTCATCTTGCAACTCAACAGTCTATCAAAGCTTATGTAGATAATGAAATATCAGGAATCAGTGCAGACATAACAGCTGTCAATGCTGGAACAGGTTTATCTGGAGGTGGTACTTCAGGTGCGGTAACTTTAAATATCGATAGCACAGTTGCAACACTTACCGGATCACAGACATTAACTAATAAGTCATTAACTAGTCCTGTTATAACTGGAAGTCTATCTGGAAATGCTTTCTTAGATGAAGATAACTTTGCTAGTGATTCAGCCACAAAAGTTGCTTCTCAGCAGTCCATTAAAGCTTACATAGCATCTCAGATAGCAACTGTACCACAAGGTGATATAACAGCTGTCACAGCAGGAACTGGACTGTCTGGAGGAGGCACTTCAGGTGCTGTAACTCTAAATATTGATGGCACAGTAGCTACTCTCACCGGGTCACAGACATTAACAAATAAGACACTGACAAGTGCTGTTTTAAATGGAACTATATCAGGCACATCTATAAAAGATGAAGATGATATGTCTAGCAATTCTGCTAGTCATTTAGCTACTCAGCAGTCAATCAAGGCTTATGTAGATACTGAGATAGCCGGTGTACCACAAGGAGATATTACTGCTGTCAATAGTGGAACTGGTTTAACAGGTGGAGGTACTACTGGTTCTGTCACTTTGAATATTGATTCAACAGTTGCAACACTTACTGGATCACAAACCTTAACTAATAAAACTATTGCTCTAGGAAGTAATACAGTTTCTGGAACTCTAGCTCAATTTAATAGTGCTGTTTCAAATGCAACTCTCGTTTCCACAACAGGGTCTGAGACTCTAACAAATAAGACACTGACAAGTGCAGTACTGAACGGAACTATATCGGGTACATCAATAAAAGATGAAGATGATATGACTAGTGACTCAGCTAGTCATCTCGCTACTCAGCAATCAATCAAGGCTTACGTAGACACAGAAATAGCTGGAGTTCCTCAAGGTGATATAACAGCCGTTACAGCAGGAGCTGGTTTAACAGGAGGAGGCACTACTGGTTCTGTAACTCTGAATGTAGTAGGGGGAACAGGTATAACAGCTAATGCAAATGACATTGCTATCGATTCAACTGTAGCTACTCTCACCGGATCTCAGACACTAACAAATAAAACAATAGATGTAGATAACAATACTATTTCGAATATTGAAGTTGATAATTTAAAGAGTGGTGTTTTAGATACTGATTTAAGCAGCGTCTCTGGATCTGACAATACACTTGCTTCTGCAAAAGCTATTAAAGCTTATGTGGATGCCAACACTGGTGGTGGTCTTACAGCTGTTAATACAGGAACTGGTTTAAGTGGTGGAGGTTCAACAGGATCATTAACTTTAACAATAGATTCAACTGTTGTAACTAAAACTGATACTCAGACATTAACTAACAAGACATTAACCAGTCCTACTATATCTACTCCTTCTATCACAGGAGATTTCACTTCGACTGGAAATCTATCTATAAGTAATACGAGTCCAAGTTTAACCCTTGTAGATAGTAACAATAACCCTGATTATCAAATAGGTAATGCCAATGGCACGTTGAGATTTAGAGATACAGGTGCTGCAGCTAATAGAATGACGATCACAAGTAGTGCAGTAGATATAAATGTAAATCTTGACGCAAATGCAGGGCTTGATGTTACAGGAAATATCACAGTTACAGGTACAGTAGATGGAGTTGATATAGCTGCAAGAGATACATTATTTGGTGCATTAACTTCTAGTTCTGGTGTATTGACCAATGGAGTATTAGCTACAACTCAGAGTGCATCAGATAATACGACTAAGGTAGCGACCACTGCATACGTTACGACAGCTATAAATAATCTAATTAATGGAGCACCAGCAGCTTTAGATACGCTTAATGAATTAGCAGCTGCCATGAATGATGATGCTGCGTTCAGTACAACAGTTACAAACAGTCTTGCAACAAAAATGCCTTTGGCTGGTGGTCAGTTTACAGGCAATGTTACTTTCTCTGGCAATCAGACAGTTGATGGTAGAGACTTATCTGTTGATGGTGCGAAACTTGATGGCATTGAAAGTGGAGCTACAGCAGACCAGACAGCAGCAGATATCAAGACATTACTTAATAGTAACGGACTTGTTAACGCACAGATAGATGCAAATGCAGCGATAGCTGGATCAAAATTACAGGCTGCTGGATTAGTTAATGCTGGATCTATGTCCGCTGCTAATTTCAATAAGTTGGCTGGCATTGAAGCTAATGCTACTGCTGATATGACAGCAACAGAAATTTTAGCTGCTATTTCTGGTGAAAATATAATTCTTGGCGAAATAGCTTCTACTGGTAACTCAAGTTTTGCTGGTAACGTAACACTCTCTTCCAGTGATGGTGGTAGTTCTGCTGCACCAGAGTTAGATTTATACAGAGTCAGTCCATCACCAGCAGATGCAGATTATCTTGGTCAGATTAAATTTACTGGTGAGAGTGATGACGGAAGCAAAGAAGTCTATGCAAAAATTACAGGTAAAATAGGTGATGCAAGTTCTGGAACGGAAGATGGAATTCTTGAAATTGCACATAGAAAAGCAGGGTCAAATAATATTTCTGCAAGATTTACAAGTACAGATTTAAAACTAATAAACGGAACAGGACTTGAGGTTGCTGGTAACACTACTGTAACTGGAGATATTGAGACAAATAGTATTTTAAAAGTATCATCGGCAGAGCCAAGAATAAGACTTATAGATTCTAATAACAATCCAAATTATTCAATTTATAATCAAAATGGTGCTTTTAAAATATATGACGAAACAAACACCGCAGATAGATTCGTTGTAAATACAGATGGACACGTTGATGTAACAGGTAATTTAGACGTTGGTTCTGGAGTTGATGTAACAGGAAATATCACAGTATCAGGAACGGTAGATGGAAGAGATGTAGCTACTGATGGATCAAAACTTGATGGAATAGAATCTGGAGCAACTGCTGATCAAAGTGCTTCAGAAATTAAAACTGCATACGAATCAAATAGTAATACAAATGCATTTACTGATGCTCTCTTATCAAAATTAAATGGAATAGCTGCAGGTGCTACTAACGTCACCAATAACAATCAGCTTACTAACGGTGCTGGATATATAACTGCAACTCTAACCAACGAGCAAGTTCAGGACATCGTTGGTGGTATGGTTTCTGGCAACACAGAAACAGGAATAGCAGTTACCTACCAGGATGCAGATGGAACATTAGATTTTGTTGTTGCAACCCAGTCTGACAATAACTTCACCACTACTCTCCTAAATAAATTAAATGGGATAGAAGCAGGTGCTACTGCTGATCAAACTAAGTCTGATATAGATGCACTTGGTATTGCAGCTTCAACAGCAGCTACACTTGCAACAGCACGGACAATAGCTGGTGTATCATTCGATGGATCTGCAAATATATCACTTAATAATGCAAACATCACTAACGGTGCTGGTTATATAACTCAAACTCTAACTAACGAGCAAGTCCAAGACATAGTAGGTGGTATGGTCACCGGTAATACTGAATCTGGTATTACTGTCACATATCAAGATGCAGATGGAACTTTAGATTTTGCTGTTGCATCACAGACAGATAATAATTTCACAAATGCTCTTTTAAGTAAATTAAATGGAATAGAAGCAGGTGCTACTGCGGATCAGACAGCAAGTGAAATCTTAAGTTTATTATCTGACCAAAATATAACCACAACTGGAACACTTAATAGTAAGGATATAACTTTAACAGATACCACACCTTCTATCTTCTTTGTTGATAGTTCTGCAAATCCTGATTACGAGATACAAAACGCAGATGGTGTTTTAAAAATTAGAGATACAACAAATTCTGCGACTAGATTTGCTGTAAATACAGATGGTCATATTGATATCGCTGGCAACTTAGATGCTAATGGTGGTGTTGATGTAACTGGAAATATAACGGTAACAGGTACAGTTGATGGAAGAGATGTAGCAACTGATGGATCAAAACTTGATGGAATAGAATCTGGAGCTACCGCAGATCAGACAAAATCAGATATAGATGCACTTGGAATAGCAGCTTCCACAGCAGCTACACTTGCAACAGCAAGAACAATTGGTGGTGTTTCTTTCAATGGTTCAGCAAACATAAATCTCCCTGGTGTTAATACCTCTGGTAATCAAGACACATCAGGTACAGCAGCGATAGCAACCACAGTTACAGTTGCAGATGAATCTTCTGATACCACTTGTTTCCCACTATTTGTAACTGCTGCAACAGGTAATCTTGCTCCAAAATCAGGAACGAATTTAGCATTTAATTCTTCATCAGGAGTTCTAACAGCAACAGGATTTGCTGGTGCATTAACAGGTAATGTAACTGGTAATGTTTCTGGATCATCAGGTTCAACTACAGGAAATGCTGCCACTGCAACTGCTTTACAAACTGCCAGAACTATTGCTGGAGTTTCTTTTGATGGAACTTCAAACATTTCTCTTAATAATGCAAACATCACAAACGGTGCTGGTTATATAACTGCAACCCTTACTAATGAACAGGTACAAGATATCGTTGGTGGCATGGTCACCGGTAATACTGAGTCAGGAATAACAGTTACCTACCAGGATGCAGATGGAACATTAGACTTTGCAGTAGCATCACAGACAGATAACAACTTTACAAATGCTCTTCTAAGTAAATTAAATGGAATAGAGGCTGGTGCTACAGCAGATCAGACAAAATCAGATATTGATGCTCTCGGTATCGCAGCTTCTACTGCAGCTACACTTGCTACAGCAAGAACCATTGCAGGAGTCAGCTTTGATGGATCATCAAATATCTCTCTTAATAATGCAAACATCACTAACGGTGCAGGATATATAACTGCAACTCTAACTCAGGAACAGGTAGAAGATTTTGTTGGAGGAATGGTTTCTGGAAATACTGAAACCGGTATAACAGTTACTTACGATGATTCAGATGGTACTTTAGATTTTGTTGTTGCAACTCAATCTGATAATAATTTCACAACAGCTCTCTTAAATAAATTAAATGGAATAGAAACAGGAGCTGATGTCACTGATGCCACGAATGTAAATGCTGCTGGTGCAGTGATGAATAGTGATACATCTACAGCAGCTATGCAGTTCGTTGTAGATGAAGATAACTTCTCAAGTAATTCAGCTACAAAAGTACCAACACAACAATCAGTTAAAGCATATGTTGATGCGAATGCTGGAGGTGGTACTGAGTTCGCTGACAACGTATTCAGAGTACAGGATAATTCAGATTCTTCTAAAGAATTAGCATTTGAATGTTCTGGAATATCGAGTAGCACTACTCGAACTATGACTGTTCCAGATTCAAATGGAACAATTAGCACCGAAGATTTTGCCACCGCAATAGCAGTGGCTTTAGGATAGTATTATGGCAACCCAAGTACAATTTAGAAGAGGAACAACAGGTCAGCATACTGCTTTTATAGGAGCAGTTGGTGAAGTAACTGTAGATACTCAAAAGAAAACAGTTTGTGTTCACGACGCAACAACAGTAGGAGGTAGTCCTCTATTAAAAGAAAGTGGTGAAAATTCCCAACTAGCATTAGGATCTTTGTCCAGTTGTGCTCTTAAATTTTTAAATGATAGTAACACAGGAATAATGAGTACTGGTCAAGACCAGATACAGCTAGTTACCGGTGGAGTTGCAAGGCTTACAATAGATTCAACAGGTGCTGTTGCGATTCCAAACAATTTAACAGTGACTAATCTTATTGTCACTGGATCATCACAAATTACAGATCAACTAGCTCTCATTCTTGCTTTAGGATAATATGGCGAATGCTTTTAAAATAGCGACTAAATCTTCGGTCAGTAATGCCGGGACAGGTAGTGCTTCAACTAATGTACTTACCGCAGGAGGTTCTGCAACATTAGTTTTATTAAGTTGTCTTATTTCAAATAAGACAGCAACCAGTGCAACTGTAGATGTATTTTTAGTAACAAACTCAGGAGATGATGTTTTCTTGATTAAAAATGCTCCAGTTCCTGCAGGATCATCATTAGAAATAATAAGTGGATCAAAAATAATAATGGAATCAAGTGATATTCTGCGTATAAATTCAGGCACGGCCACTGCGTTGGATGCTTCAATTAGCTTTTTAGAACAAACTTAAGGAGGTATAAATCATGGCTCTTAGTCAAGTTGGATTAGAAAGACTAAATGAAAAAGTCACCAGAAAGATTGGTCAAAAAAAGAATATAATAATTAATGGTGAAATGCAAATAGCTCAACGAGGAACTTCAGTAACCGGATTGAGTTCATCAAATAAAGTACAAGCTCTTGATAGAATGTTCTGTCGTATCAATGGTGCAGGTACATGGACAATTTCACAATCTACAGAAGCTCCAGCAGGTTTTGGTCATTCTTTAAAATGGGATTGCACGACTGCTGATGCAAGTCCAGCAGCTAGTGATTTTAATTACATATCTCAAAGATTTGAAGGACAGAATTTACAACACTTAGCTAAAGGAACTTCCAGTGCTGTAAAAACAACTTTAAGTTTTCATGTTAAATCAAATAAAACTGGTACTTTTGCTGTGTTGCTCACTGACAATGACAACACCAGACAGGTAGGTGCAACCTACACCATAAATGCTGCGGATACTTGGGAAAAGAAAACTATAACTTTCCCTGGTGATACAACAGGAGAGTTAGATGATGATGCTGCTCATTCAATGAATATTATTTGGTGGATGGTTGTTGGTACTGATCGAACTTCTGGAACTGCTGCGACTACTTGGGAAAGTTCAGTTAATGCAAATGCAGCTGTCGGACATAATGTAAACATGGCAGACTCAACAAGTAATGAATTTTATATCACGGGTATTCAATGGGAAGTAGGTAATACAGCTACAGATTTTGAATTTATATCACTTGCAGACAACCTTAGAGCCTGTCGAAGATATTGCTACGTTTACAATGTTAAACAGAACAACTTTATAGGAAATACAAGTTTGTTTGCTAATAGTACAACTCAGGTCAAAGGAGCTTTCTTTTTTCCTGTAGAAATGAGAGCATATCCTACTTATTCGGCTGATAGTTTTAACATTAGGTTTAGAGCAGGTAATTCATCTTCAAATTTCAATGCAAATAGTCTTACTCATGAAATGGGTGACGATTTTGCTGACTTCCCACAACATTGGGGATTTAATGTTACCACTTCAAGTATCACAGGTGGACAGGCTGGACTATTGCAAGGTCAAGCCAACGGCCAAATAAGATTTGAATCGGAGCTTTAACTATGGCAACACGATACAAAAAATATGCTGACGATCCAGAAACAGGAGCTTTTCAGTGCATTCAAAGAATAGAGGACAATGGTGTGATTTCTTGTATTCCATTTGATCCATTAAACACTGATTATCAAGAATACTGTGCCTGGTTAAAAGAAGGTAACGCTCCAGATCCTGCTGATGAAAAAACATTAACCTGGGATGATATCAGAGCTACAAGAGACAATCTATTAGCATTAACAGATTGGACAATGACAACAGGTGCTACTGTAGATCAGGCTCAGTGGGCTGCATACAGACAGAATTTAAGAGATATTCCTCAGACTTATAAAGATAAAACTCCTGATGATGTTGTATGGCCAACACAGCCCTCAACCGCTGGTCCTAATACATAATTCGAAAGATTATCCCCTGTAAAATAAGAACAGAAAAAGAATATAGTGATTAATTAGTCATGCCATATATTGGAAATGACGTTAGGTCAAACAAGGATTACAAAACTATAGATGATATATCAGGCAGTTTTAATGGCAGCACCACTTCTTTTGCTTTACAAGTTGGAAGTTCTGCTCCAGTTCCTTTTCCGAAGTTTGAAGAACAGTTATTAATATCTGTCGGTGGTGTAATCCAGGAACCAGGAACAGGTTTCACATTATCAGGAACAAATTTAGTTTTCGGTTCTGCTCCAGCTTCAGGAGAAACATTCTTTGGAGTAATACTGGCAGGG